AATTGTTGGTGGTTTTAGTATCTCATCATAGTACTTATCTACACATACTTTTATAGCAAGTTTTGTTATGTAGTTAATAGTATCATTATCTAGTTCCTCACTTTTATCAAGCCACTGACGTTCACTTACGATATTAGAACCACGTTGCTCATAGTAAATGCCTATGATAGTTCCTTTAACTAAGTTTTCTATATGGGGTTCTTTTTCTATTAACTTAGCAAAAGGAAAAGCTCTACTAACCATATCATTGCTTTTATCTTCTTCTATTAGTCTATATTCAAAAAATACAGTTTTTTGAAACATCTCATCTATATGAACTTTTATATATTCCATTATTTCCCTCTTATGTTTTTATTATATAACGTGCAACAGCATGTGGAATTACAGCTGTATGAGTGTGACCACCAGCGGTAACACCTGATACTACAGCGGCTGTACTACTATCTTTAGCACTAGTAGCAACAGAAGTTGTAGCAAGACTTAGTGATGCGGAACCAGAAGCAGTAGTAATAGTTCCTCCAGAAGCAAAAGATCCCGCGCCTGGTCCCATAGCAAAGGTACTACTAGATGAACCTATTAGAACTTTATTTTCAAAATTAGGAACAAGAAAAGTTGAAGAGCCATCTCCTGCTCCGTATGTAGTACCTGTTACTGCGTATAAAGCAGCGTAAGTAGTTCTACTTACAGCTTGTCCATTACATTCTAACCAACCAGCAGGTACAGCTCCTGCCATAGCTATTATAGTACCTGCAGGTAATAAAGGTACTACTCCAACACCAGACCCTGTTATAGCAGAAGATAATACAACATTTGCTGCTATAGGTGCATAAGTACCATCTTGTTGTACAATAGTTAAACCATTCTTACTTTCAGCAAGAGCTGGCTGGTGCGCTATACATACGTTAGTAGCGGAGGTATAGCTAAACTGAATAGCAGTATTGTCACTAGAGCCTACACCTGACAGTCTAATAGTGGGATTTACTACACCATCAGCCGCTGGAAACCATTTTTTACCTAGTTTAGCTGGGTTATCAGCTGTATTTACAACTACTGTAAGGTTATTAGTAGATACCCCACTAGTAGTTAGATTAATTCTATCAGCAGTAACAGAACTAAGAGCAATCATCGTATTAACAACAGATCCATTAGTAGGAGGTATACCTACATCAATAAAATCAGCATCAGTTCTATTATTAGCTGTTACAAGATATAATCTAGCATTAGCTGCTTCTGCAGTAGAAGTAACTGTAGTAACTAGTTCTCCAATTTCGTAAGAATCAGCAACAGCCATCATAGCTGCAATACCATTCTCATTACGATGTCCTATACCATTTCTAGTAAAATTACCACCAATAGGGGAAGATTTTTTAGCATCTGAATCAGATATAAATAAGGCATTAATAGTAGCGTTAGCGTAATGGATTAGTGTACCATTAGGAATGGTAGTAGGATCTCCAGATGCAAGAATATTTACTGCAGAAGGAGCACTTGAACTTCTAAAATTAGTTAATAAAGAACGTAAAGAATTATTATACTGTGTACGAGAGGCATTTAATGAAGTACCAGATGTAGGTTCTATATACGTATTTGAATCTATTAATGCCATTTATACTCCTGTTGCTGTCATCATTACAGACATTCCTGATGATGTATCTCCTGCTGATCCATCTTTACTAACAAATACTTGATAACTAATTGACTGATTTGACGCTGCGGTAGTAACTACTATATGTGGTTTATTTGAATCTTCAGCTAACATTGAGTAACTTATTGTAGGTCTATTTAAGAATCCTGCGCTAGTAATATCAATAATTTTAGTAGTAGTATTATAGGCACTAGTATCTGTAAAAGTAACGGTATCTTTCTCTATAGTATATCTAAATTTATCAATTGTAAAGTCAAATTCTTCAGGTTTATCATTTTTTAGTATAAATTTTAGTTGGAACTGTCTAAAAGTTCTACTTCCTGCTTGATAAGTTTGAAAACCATCATTAACTGCTCCTCCTACAAACTTAGATGTATCTGCGTTACCATTAGCATAAAATAAAGCTGAGGATTCAGCAGTAGTAGTTCTAATTTGTGTTTGTGCTGTAATAGCTCCTAAACTACCTGCAAATGTAGTGGATATTGAATCTGCATATTGTCTTAAATTTACTAATTGGTAGCTAGAAGCTATAGCAGTTATATTTGCTAAAGCATTGCTCCCAGTAGCATCCCCATTAGCAAAGTAAGAAGCTCCTAATCTAATCTCGTCAGCATCTATTGTACCAGCTATTAGGGCATAAGAATTAGCATTTGCATAATCTCCTTGATCTAAAACACCTGCAGATGTATATACACCAAAACCACTGGAATTAAGAGCAGAAAGTCTATCAGCATCAGTATATAGTTGAACACTAGTAGCGTTTACTCTATTAACATATAATTCTCTATTGTTTATTTGAGTCATACCATTTACATCATGAATAATAATTCTATTACCATTTACTAACCCATGCTCACTGCCGTCAGTAGTTACCACTGCAGGACTAGCTTTAGTAATACCAGTAATAGTTATTACATTACCTGTATATCTACCGTCATCCCAGATAGCAAATACATTACCTGAAGGCCCACCAGTCATAAAAGTTTGATTATTGGAATCGAATCTAGGAGCTACTACATCTGTATTACTAACTCCTAATACATGCCCAATACCCCCAAAAGCCGTTTCTTTTAATACACCAACTGTTCCAGATACTTCTGTAACACCAGATAGATAAGTTTCTTTAGTATCTGTCCAATTAGTTTGAATAGACTGATCAGCTTCAATATCTAGGAATACAGCACCAGTTACCGTCGAACCAAAATCTCTAATTTGAGTAAGATATACACCATCACCTGCTGCTAATAGATCAGAAGCAGTACCTGTAACAGACCAACCAGTAGCAGTACCGTTAGCATTGTCTACCGCATTAGACTCAACAGCCCCAGGAGGTTTTGCAAAAGCCAAGCCATTTGTCACAGAAGATGCAAAAGAAGGAAAATTAGGCTCTCCAGCATTTGTATTTGTTATACTTGTAAAGTTAACACTAGGACTATCTTCATTATAAGCGGCAACTACAGTACTTCTAACAGGTCTAGAAGTACTTAAAGTTATACCAATAACATCATCACTAAAATTACCACTAGTATCTCTCGTTCTAGCTAGATAAGTAAATTCTCCAAAAGTATCAATTGGAATTGATTTACGGGCAGTACCCGCTGAAACAGTAACTAGTGCGTCAGCTAAAATAAAGTTTTCTATAGTACTATCAACTGTACCAGGTAGTCTTTTTATTACTACCTCTTTAAGATCAATGTCTGCAAGATCGCCATCTCCTGTACGAGCATAAGACCATAATAAAGTAATTTGGTCAGTTTGTTGTCCTCCAGTAAAATTAAATATATTGGCAGGCAAAGCTGTTTTACCAATAATAGGTTTAGATACAGTAGCTTGTATACCTCTTATATCTCTATTTAAAGGTACTATTCTAAATACTATATTTCTAGAACCACTGATTTGTCCTCTATTTACCCCATTTACTGTAAATCTAATTTTACCATCACTATCTGCACCAGTAGCAGGAACTTTTACAGTATTAAATGATGTTAAATCTTGACCACCATCATTAGACCCAACATCCTCTACGACACCATCTAGTTTATAAGATATTTCGTAATCAGTTACCTCTTGACCGGTAATATGATTAAACTCAACAGTAACACGAACAGATACACCACCAGTTTGTTCGCGATACAAAGATTCATGTATTGCAGCTTCTTCTACTTTTTGTATAGGAATAGGAGATATATTAAGAGACTTAGTATTAAAAGGACTAGTTCTTCCACCTCTAGTTTTATTTCTTGCTCTTATAGATGTTGTTCCTGCTAACAGATTAGGTATTATCATATCTTCAGTTAAAAATATACTTTCAAAATCTGATCCAACCTGTAACTCATATATTCTATTATTAGCTAATGTAAACCTTCCAGGATACTCAGTAGGATCATAATCAAGAGTACCTGAACCGCCAGATACATTACCTATAGATCCTAAAGGATTTCTGGATATATTTGTAAACTGTAATCCTCCTAAATTAGATTTAGGTTTAGAAGCTGTATGTACTCTGTATATATAATTTTCAGTTAAAGCAGCATTATACTTAGGAGATAAGGGATCATAGCTACTAGTGGCTATACTAAATACATTTGAAAAAGAAGATTGTACATTATCTCCCATTTCAAATATAGGAACAGTATAATAATCTATTTCAGCTCTAAAAGCAGTATCTAAAGATTCACTATCATATTCAATAGTAGCATTTGGTCCTGAATTATTTAAAGTATATTGTCCAACGTTTTTTTGTTTACCATCTACAAAAAATCTAACGAAAACTTTATCTCTTGGACGTACAGCTAGTTCAAGAGTATTAGTAGTAGATGCTGTTAATTCACCAGTTTTAATATATGTATGTTCTGATCCAGATACATAAAAGCTATTATTAGCGTAATGTCTAGCATCTAAAAGTTGGTTTAAAGTAACATAAAAAGGTGCTTCTGGAATTTTATTAAGAAGAGTAACTCCGTCTGTATTTGTGTTTGTAATTTTTACAGTATCAGTAGCAGTAGCAGAACCTACAATAGGCTGACTAAGTGCTGTAATAGTTCCAGCAAATCCTACAAAGTTCAATAAACCTTGTTGTTCTGTTTTTTCTCTAATTGGTATAGTTATATTGTCTGTACCTTTTAGTGCTCCAAAAACAGCGGCATCATTAGCATCTAATAAATGAGTTTGAAAATTTTCATCAAATAGCTGACCAAAACCTTGTAAAGTAAATTGTATATTACCATCGGATGTACCTCCAGCAGTATCTACAAGATTTATAGCAGTGCATAGTAATTTTATCTCACCTATACGACTAGAAAAACCATTTTTACCTGATAAAGTTACAGGATTTACTTCTCCTATAAGTACATTAGCAGTTTCTACATTTAGAGTTTGCCCACTACTTCCTGATAAACTTCCATTTGCTACTAAAGAAGATCCAGAAGGTTTAGATATTTCATAATCAGTAACATAAGTAATTCCAAATCCTTCTAATTCTGTAGAGGACCGTAGTAAACCATCCATACTAACAGAACCATCTAAAGATCGTCTAGGATTAAGGGTAAAAGTAAAGTCTGGAGTAGGAGGTACTGATAAGGCAGATTGAATATCAGTATAGGCGGTAGGTTTATAATCAATAAAACTATCTGAATCTACATATACATTAGATATATACTCAACAGCTTGTAATTTAACCTCTTCATCATCCATTTCTCTTTCTATTTGCGTTACTTTAAATAGTTTATCACTTTTAGCTCTGTATATATCTCCTTCAGATTCTATCTCTCCAAAAGTCCATAAATCTCCCTTAGTAGGAGCTGTATTAGCAGTAAAAGCAGAATAGTTATCCCATACCCTAGTAATAGGGTTATATCTTTTAATAGGATTTACAATAGCATGATCTATACCAGAATTAACAGCATCAGTCTTAGTCAGTTCAAAGCCATTACCAGGTGATGTACCTCCTGTTCCAGTTGTTCCATCAGAAAGCATATACACATCAATCTTATCATTAACCATTTTTATAACTCTAAGTACTAAAGGACCCGTATTAGCAGTAAAATTTGTAGAAGCTAAAGAAGGAACAGTATAGTGTTCTAAAAATACATTAGTATTACCTGATTGAACAGGAGAATCTGCTCTTATCTTACCGCCATAACCATATGCTACACCATTAGCCTGTTGTGATACTGCAATTACATCTCCAGGCACTAGTTGTAGGGCGTCTGTGCTAGTGGTAAAATTACAAGTTCTTCTTAAGTATCTAGAAGAAGCAATCTGATATTGAGCATATCTAAGAGCTTGCCCTCTTCTAGTAACTCCTGGTATATCTAATGATGATAAGTTTTCTATTTCAGTTTTTCTAATACCATCATTACTTCCTAATTGATCTATACGTACAGTTTCTCTTTTGTAATGATTACCAGGTTCTATATAGCTAATATCTACACCTGTTAGTACATCACTTTCTTTATTACCAGCTATTATAAAAGTATTTTCTTTTATATTAGTCTCATTAAATACCATTACAGGAGTCTCATCAGGTAAATCACAAGCTAAAGTTATTTTACCATGAGCATATATTATAGCACCTCTAAAACTAGAAGCTAAGGCATTAAGAGTATCAAATGATTGTTTTTGATCAGCAATTATAACATCTAATGTAAATCTTCTTTCGTTGATCTTTGTACCTTGAGCTATTCCTAATTGATTTTCTCGCACACTTGTAAAAGTATTTCTAGGTTTACTTCTAAAAGTGCCATCTGCAATACCATTTACTCCTTCAAAATTACCAGTAGTGTAATCACAAGCATCACAGTACTGTGCTATTTGATAAAATCTATATTTATCAATATTAGTCTCAGGTACACCAAGTCCATAAGTTTTATTTGTTAAAATATCATATATAATCCAAACAGGATTTTGTGACCATGAATATACAAAAGTACCATCCCAGGTGCCTTTATAAATATTTATATTAGCACTAGTTTGTACCGCTGTCCCTGTTTGTTGCTGAAAATAACCTGCGGTAGCAGCACTATCATCACCTGTAGCAGGGACTTCTATATGTCTCCAATCAATCTCTCCAGTAACTAAAGTAGGTTGATTATAGTTTGAAGGAACTTTAATTAGCAATCCTTTAACTAAACTTGTAAAAGTAGGAATACCACTATGCTCGTCAGTAGCTTTTAGAGCAAAACCTATATGAGCAGTTCTAGGATATGCTTGTGGAGAATTTTCTATTTCATTCCAGCCAAGTAGTCTTATGTCATCAGTTGTACCTGAGCTAGAAGAATCAGAAGAACTTTTACGTATTGAAAATCTATATCCGTTTGTACTTTTACTAGCTTCTGGTATTTGAATTTTTATACTAAATTTAAAAGAAACAGTTGTTTTACCGCTTATACTTCTACTAGCACTTGCAATTTGTGTAGTACCTGCACTATTAAATACAGTTACCTCTACACTTAGACTGTGTCTTAATACGTCACCTTCTTTAGTAATTCTTTGTAATGATCCTATAACAAATTGAAATTCTAAAGCATCCCAATCTTTACTAGAAGTTTCTTGTAATGTAACTCCAGAAGCAGGTATCCCACTACTTCCATTTTTTAAACTAACAGGAGAAGCAAAGTTTTGTGGGGTAGTAGTAGTTTCACCAAATACATCTAATCTACCTTGCACTGTTGTACCAGTTGTAGATAATACTTTAAATTTTTTAGTTTGTTCAAGGCCATCACCATCTAAATTAACTAAGTCATCAATTGTATTATCAGCAAGTTCTATATCTTGTGGACCATTAGGATTAATTCTATATACAGGCCCTTCTCCTAATCCTACTACCACAAAAAGAATATCAGTAGAAAATAAACTTTGAGGATGTTCTACAGGAGTATGAGGTTCTTGCCCACCACCGCCGCCCTTACCTCCTTTTGCTCCTCGTATTTGAGGAACAAGAGTATTTGAATAATTAATAAAATTTTTACTCTCCATCAAACTGAGCTCCTACACTAATTTGGTCTCCGCTACCATGAGGTATAGAACTTATATAACCACTTAAAAATTGACCAGCTACTCTATGTTGGCCGTATATTAAAGCAATAGGAGTACCACTTTCAGAACTATTAGTTAGACTACCAAACATTCCATTATCTCTAGTAGTAGACTCTGTAGTTTTTTGTTGTTGTCTAGCTGCAGGAGACTTAGTAAACATTCTTCCTATAATAGACATACCTATATTTAAAGCCATACTGCCTAGCATACTCATACCTTTACCTGCGGCAAGAGCACCTTTCATAGCAGCACCCAGTTTAGCTGCTGCTAATTGACCTCCGGGAGTTATAGCTAATATTAAAATAGCAGCAATTAAAAACATTTTTCTACCTGATTTACCACCACCACCGCATATATTAGGAACTAAATGTATAGTATCTCCATCTTTAAAATGTTTAAGTTCTAACATTTCTTCAGTAATCTCTTTTAAATCACTGTCAAGTAAAGAAAAAGATTCATCAGATTCACCAGAACCAATTTGTGTCATATACTTAGAAAACGTAGGATGCATAGCTTTAAGATAATGCATAATATCTGCAGCAATATACGCATCAAAAGTATATATATTTTCTTCAAAAAATTTATTATATGCTGAATGTATTTTAAGATTAATTAACAAGATGTTCTTCCTTAAACTCATCAAATATGAGTGCGTCTACGTCATGATCTAACCAATATATAAAAAATTTATTGTTAAAACCTACTAAAAATTTATATTCTTGAAAAGCTGCGCTTACTTTGTCTTCTCTGCTAGGTATAGGATTATCTTCGCCAGGATGTGAGTGAAAAATACCCCATATATTATTATCATTTCTAACTAAATCAGCAGGATCTAATATGAATGTTGTTTTAGGGTATGGAGAAGTATTAGTACAAGGGATATAAGTAAAATCATTAGTTACTATTCCTACACATTCTCTAGGATAATCTAGCATAGCATGTGCATTCATATCTTCTTTTAGTTTTGTAAATCTTTCCATCTATATATCCCCGTAGTATATTGTTTATAGTAGTTTCCGTAAGGAGCAATCCAACTTGTATGCTTAATCATAGTTTGTAGTATTTTATTTCTATCTACATATAAAGCGCAGTGATTAGTTACATTTGTAGAACCTAAACTCATAGTTATAATATCATAAAGCTTAGGTTCTTTTACTTTTATCCAACCAGTTTCTTTATTTGCATTTATCTCAAATAATCTTTCATGTGTTTTATTATACCAATCTTCGTCTACTATATTACAATAATCAGACGTAGAATAAGGAATATCTATATCTAACTCATTTAAGTACACTAATTTACAGAGATTAAAACAATCAATCCCAGTCTCCGCATTATTACCTAAATGTAAATATGGAAAATCTTTGTATTTATTATACCAAGCTGTCATGTCTATAAATCGAATGTATACTCTCTATCCAATAGTCTGATAGAGTCTCCACATGCGAAATTCCCCCTTCTTCGATGTGTAACATTTTAGATGGCATTAAGTACATTCCAAAATGTATTATTAAATTTGTTTTTTCTGACTTAAATGCTATTACATCATAATCTTTAGCATTTGTCAAACTTACTTTTTTAGCACATTGAGCTGCCCAATTATCTATACTAGTTGTTGTAAATTCTTTAATCCATTGCTTAGAATGGGGGTATTCTGGCAAAGAAAATTCTAAATTTAATTTCATATAATAAAAGTTTTTAATTAAGGTAATACAATTTATTGTATCATAGGAATGAGATAATCCTATAAAGTCTCGTACCATGAAGCAAACTCCGGAAAAGTATTTACAAAAGATTCTTTGCGTAGTGCATCTAATCTTTCAGTTTCTTTTTTAAATGTAGGAAGTAAAAAAGAGTCATCAGTACTAACCATAAAAGATAGCCAACTTTTAATCTGCTCTATATCATGCCTAGTTAGTAATTCTTTATAATCATGCGTAAATTTTTTATATAATTTTATTATATCTTGTTTAGACTGTTTAGGTAGACAAGTAACTTTTTGATCAGATGGCTCAATTAATGTTGTACCATAAAAATCAAAATTATTACGTTTACACCAAAGTATAAGATCTGGCATAGATGTTATACTGTATATACTTATAACAGCACTTATAGTAGTTATATTGTTCTTAAACATAATAGCATGTTTTTCGAATTTAGACCAGGATAATCCCTTTCTGGAATACTCTACGCGACTTCCATATCCGTCTACACTAGGCCATAAAGATACTTTTTTAAAGTGAGCCCATAGCTCAAGTAAGTTATATTTTTTAAATTTAGAATAACTTAAATTAGTATTATAACTTATATGTATATTCTTAGCATAACCAGATTCTATAAGTAATGTAAGCATTTTATAGTGACCTTCTTGTATAAAAGGTTCACCTCCTGCAAAATACACTTCTTCTAGGTTAGGAATAAATTGGGGAACATCTGCCCAAAAATCTTCATTATCAGTATAGTAGTCCATAGTTTTAGACCAGCCAGTTTCTAAAGTATCTTTATACCAACTAGTAGAAGCGTCAGGACCACACATTCTACATTTAAAATTACACAGATTACCAAATCTAATGTCTAGATAAGTGGGCTTATTATCTAAACTTCCATCTTCATTAGTTTGTGACTGTAAATATACATTTTTTATAAATCTATTATTTACTTGTAATCTATTACTACCACTACCTTGTTTTTCTTTATCATAACATGCTTTTATACATTCTGTTGGTATTTTATTTTTTAAAAAATCTAAACGTGTTTTTTTATATTGATCACTATTCCATATGTCGCCTAAGGATTGATCATAGGTTCCTACTATAGTAGCATTTGTTTGAAATTCTGAATGACAACATAAATAAAAATTACCTGTTAATCCTCCAAAAATATGCATCCAAGGAAGTATACAACCTTTAATTTTACTGTTTGGGGATTGTACGTCCTGTTGCAGGGAAGCCTCCAAAATGTATAGAGTTATTTCTAAGAGTACAAGCTAGTATATTTTTACCACATATATCACCCTCTGGTCCAGAAGCTACTTGGTTATCTGTCCCTATAGGATTATTATTAGCAGTTAATGTGGTTCCTGGTATAGTACCTCCTCCAGGACCAGGATATTGACACTCTTCTCCTTTATATTGCCATTGACAAGTATTTTTATAATACTTACGTCTAGGAGTTACTTGTTTAAAATACTGAAGCCAAGTAACTAAGCCAAAAGCTGCGGTAGTGTCTCCTAAAGATTCTAATTGATCTATTTTAAATCTATCTTCTATATAAGATTCAGTATCCACATCATTATTAATAATATAAACTTCGTCACCTACAGAAGTATTAGCGTCTAAAGTATTAGATAAAAATAAAAATCTATTCTCTTCTATGCTATTAATAGTAGCACTAGTAGAACCACCAGATGTTTTAATGCTATCACCTACTCTATAAGGCATAGAATTATACACTTCTATAACATTACCTGAAACAAATTTAATAGAACTATGCTCAGGCCATACATCTAAAAAATTAGCAAAAGTAGTTTTAATATTTACTACAGCTCCTTGCAAGTCTCTAGAATCATTTTTAAGCACGCGCCACACACCTGTTTTGCCACCTGTTTGTGAAATAGTTTGTTCATAGTCCCATGACGAATTAGACTGACCGTAGTATCCTACTATAGAAGCATCATAGGCAAATCCAGCAGTTCTTGCCGCATTTAAAAGATCATAAGCTTGTTCTCCAGAGTTACCTACCTCAGCAGGAGTAAAGTTAATAGTTCTAGGATCAATACCATGACAAGGTATACCATTAACATTAGCAATGCAAGACCAAGTAGCATTATTACCTACTATGAAAGGATCTTCGACTAAAGTAGAAATTATGTTATCTACATTAAACACTGTTAAAGTAAGTTCATTAATTTTACCATCAGTACCTTGTGAAATACTTGATACATCTACAGGAAAAGGAATATACGACTGTCCATCATAAGTTACATTATATTGTAAATCAGATATTAAATCACCAGCTACATCAGCAAATTTTATAGGAAAATTTACAGGCCATGCTCTACCCTCACCGTCCTCTGTTGGGTTTCCTTCAGGAGTAGTAGGAAACCACTCTCCAGGATAATATATTTCATATAATCTTACTATAGGATTTTGTGTAAAAGCATTTTTAGCAGCTATGAAAGGGCTAGGAGCTTGTGAGGCTATAGTACTAGTAGCAGTGGTTGTATCACTGTACCATACATTTGCCTGAAAAGGAATGGTTGTTAGTGTACTGCCACCAATAAAAGATAATAAACCGCTAGGAGTACTATCAGAAGTTGACGATACAGTTATTTGAGTAGTGCTATCCACACTCACAATAGTTTGTGAACTAGAATAACCAGTGCCTGAAAGAGTTAGTCCAGTAACTAATGTGGTAGTATCTTCTAAAATTAGAATATTTAAAAAAGTTGCTGTTCCAGAGCTTGTGTAAGCTGTAAAACCACTAGTATCAACAATACTAAAAGTATCATCATCTATTACGGTAATAGTATAAGTATTTCCATTAACTTCTGTCATACCTGCTACAGTAGCAAAGGTAATTTTATTTCCTGTAGTAAAACCATGGTCAGCAGATGTAACTACTCCAGGATTAGCTCTTGTTATACCTGTAATTGTTTTAGCACTACCGCTTAAACCTCCTATAGTCGCTACTTTANNCCCCCACCACTTCCTAACTTACTGTCTGCTACAGTTATAGTTTCACCTACAATAAATTTAGTACCTCCTGCCGTAATTGTTATAGCAGCAGCACCAGAACCATTAACTACTATAGAAAATGTGGCATCTTGCCCACTACCGCTACCTGACCAATCACTTGCAGCAATAGCATAAGTACCAGCTGATCTTGAACTATCAGCTGCTCCTATATTATTAATAGTTACTATAGGGGTGAATACTTGTTTATTGAGAATAGAACCCCCAACAACAGAACTAGTAGAGGTAATAGTTTCACTGTTATGAAATTCTTGCATAACATTATTTAGTTTTACTTTTAACTCTTTAGTAACTGTATTAACATTAGCTATAAGACCTACAGTAGCACTTGTACTTCCTACAACAGAATTACCCGGTACAAAATTAGTAGCATCTGCTACAGTAAGTATAGTATCGTAGTTTCTAGCAGTCATTAGTCATATGTCTCTTGCAATTTAAAACTAACAGTATAAAAATTTTCTGTTAATAGTGTACCTGATGAAAAAACTTGAGTTATTTGTAAATCTCCATCAAATCTTGTACTAATTGTACCACTTTCATTTAGATGTGACAAGTCAAAACTAAAAGATTCAAATTCTCCACTTCGAGCATTATAAAAGTTTTCAATTGCAGTTCTTTCTACTCCGGATACATTAGTATATATTAAGTCATAGGCTCTAAGACCTCTTCTAGATCTTAATCTTCTTTTTTCATATCCTGCTTGTGATGTAAAGGTATTTACCGCAAATTTCTTATTAGTTCCAAATCCTTTGTCAGGTTTTCTATCTGCCATAGAATTAAACCTATCATTTGTTGTGACATTACTATCAAATACTCTTATAGATAAAGTATCACTAATATCACCAGAGCCTAAAGGAGCTCCCCCAACAACAGTAGCAGTAGTAGGAAATGCGGTTCCAGAGAGTGTATCTGTTTTAAGTCTAGCAGCTTCAGCAATACGCATATATTCTAGTTTACCTTTAAAACGTTCTTGACTTGCAGCAGATCCTCCAGCTACAGCAGCATTAGCACCAATAACTAAAGAGCCTGAAGTAAATTTGTTTACACTAGGAGAATAAGCTATATTACTTTCTAAAATATTTTGTACATATAAACGAAGTCTAGAAGTTATTCTGTCATAGGATACTGCAACATTATAAGTACTTCCTCCATTACAATTACCTCCATAGATTTCTGTTAAATCTCCCTCATGTTTTATTACAAATCCTACAGTTGCGTTGGCTCCAACAGTTCTTAACATATAATAGTTAGATGAATCTTGGAAACGAGATAGTAAAGTTTGATTTGAACTCATACTACTACCTGAATCAGGAGTCATAATAGTATCAAAGGTAAAAGGAGTTTCTTCTCCTACAGCAAAATCAGAACTAGAAGCAGTACTTATATATTTAGTACCATCTAGTACCACATTACTTACACTGTACGTAGGAGATCCAGAGTTTATAGCCAAGGTATGGGCTGAAGGACTACTATCTGTTAAATTAGAAGCAAAGTTAGTTAATAGTTTAACTGCAGAATTATCTCCTATATCTATACCTTGATCTCCTAAGACAGAAGAAGGATAAGTATAAGCATCAGATTGTTGAAAAATACCACCAACATAAACCATAAAATCAGTAGCAGAACTTACTGATACACCTGCAGGAAGAGCAAAAGTATCTTCTATACCGTTAATTATATAATTATTTCCATTTACAGTTATAGTAGTACTGTTATTATAATCTTGAGCCAATACCGAAGGAAATGATCTAAGTACTTGAAAGCTAGCAGGAAGTGTTATAGTTTTTATAATTAATTCAGTAGCATTAGGAGCTACAGCAAAAGAAATACTATTTCCTCCATCAGTTAGACTATAAGAAGTAGTAGACTGTAGTACACCTTCCTGAAAAGCTGTAACTTCTCCTTTATTTGTTACCGTACTAGGAAGCGTAAATTCCCTAGTAGTACTAGTATTATTATATGTAACAGAAGCTACAACAGAAAAAGCTGTTATAGGAGCTTGTGCATCATCAGGGTAGGTAGCAGTAGTCATATGTCATTTCCTTATCCGCTTCTCAAAGCATTTCTAATAGGTCCGTTGCTTTGTAGATCTCTCATTACAACATCAATTACGATCTTATCAGCATCAAATTTAGGCTGTCCTTGCTGTTCAGCAGATTTAGGCTCGCCCTCATTAACAATATTAAATTGCACATTACCCATACCAGCAGCACCAGTAGCGTTCATCCTACTTAAATTACCTGTTCCTATAGATTTAGCAGCTGGTTTACGCATTACAAACTCACCAGGCTCTAACATGGTAGGAACACGGTCACGAAGTGCGTTTACTTGTCCACCAGCCGCCATATTTCTAACACCTGTCATACCGACTAGTCCTCCGGTAGCAGCAGGTGCCCCACTAAACATGCTAAAAATTGAACTACCAAATTTAAATATACTAGATCCAACACCTTCACCCTGCCCAGTAAATAAACCGTTCATGAACCCAGATAGGCTTTTCATAATACCGCCTTCTCCAGTAAATAGCTTTTGAAGAGAGCCGCCTAAACCTCTAAATGTTTCCATGGCTTTGCTTCCAAAGTCACCAAGACTTGTTGTTATCTTATCAAATGCTCCTTTAGCTTTTTCTTTAAATCCTTCAAAGAATCCCATACCTTTT